GACCTTGAGTTTGCGCCCCCGGAAAGGCACCTCAATAGGAGCCATAACACTCGAAGGGAGTGACGCCCCCTTGATAAAAAAGGACGCAAGTTCAGTGTTGCCATTCGCCTCTGAAGGGAAGTTACATATAACCTTGAACAGGTTTGGCCTTGCTCCCCCACCCGCCAGCTTTGCTTTGAAATCGTCAATATTTGCCATAGTAGTTTTCTTTCTCTTTGCTATTTATTAGGACTGACCACCAGCAATTTCGCTAAACTCAACGCCCGTCCGGGTGGCAATGAAGTTCAGGGTAATGAAGTTGATACTCCTTGAAGGCTTGATATAGATGTCAGCAACAAAGCGGTTAGTGTCAATAACCTGCCCGGTATTGTTCGTTTCATCACAGACCACTAAAAAGTCTGTGACACCACGACGACCCTTCACATCACGAAGGAACGGCTCGACCATATTGCGGAACATGGCGCGGGTGAACTCATCGTTCAGTTCGAAGAGCTGAAACTTGGCAGCAGTTGCAATGGCCTTTTCCAGAACCATGAACAACCTGCGAACATTGATGCGATCAAATGCGCTGGGCTTGCTCTGTGCGGTCTTGTCACCAAAGAGCAGAATGCCCTGACCCGGAAATGAGACAATCGGGTTAATTCGTTTCTTGTAGAGCGAATCCCGTTGCGCCTGATTCGGGTTAATCTTCAGCTTGGTTACCCCCAGAAGCTGCCCGCGATTATATCCAGCAGGAGAGAACCAAGGGTCATTGGTGTCATCGGTGCGAGCGCAAAGCCCCGCCATATGACCCGCTGCCTGAATATAGTTGTATTTGTCAAAATACTTGTTGTATGCATACAGCGGACCAGAATCGAATATCAAGTAACTGCTATTGACATTCAGATCGGTGTTGAAGAACTCCTCCACATCAGAAACCTTGTTTGAGGTGACAGGGGGGGAGATAAACCCAATACAATCCTTGCGGGCTTCACATATGCTCTGGATCTTCTTGGGGACCACCGTATCACCGTCAACCATCTGACGGGCAAAGAGCAGATTCACATCCAAAGTCTCTCCATCTGAAAACTCATCCAGACTCGTAACCACATTGGATTTGCTTGGTGAGGCATTTGCGCCACCAGCCAGACTTAGGATTTCACTATTTCCAACAGCGGCATCCGTGCCTGTGATGTTGTAATCTGCAAGGTCGATGCGAGTGAATTTAGCGAACCTCAGTGCAAAGCCCAGCCCACTTGCGGATGTCAGGGATTCCCCGCTGAAACTCAGCAGATCACCGTACACGGTGCCCGGTTGCCACGGGGAGCGGCTCATGAGCGAGTAATTATTCTCCTGAATGTTTTTCAGGATACCCCCATCATGCGACACTGAACCATCGACCAAGGCATATACACCATCCTTGCTGTTCTTATGAATCTGTGCGAGGGCGCCAAGATCGGCGTTAAACCAAGTGCTCAGAGAGTGGTTTCCGGGCAGTGATGGGAAAATGCGGTAATCCGAGTAACCCCAGTCCAGATCATCATAGTCGAGTGTTTTTTGACCAATCCAGTTTTGAGAGTCTTCTCCTGCGAGCGCACCTCCACCAGCAGAGTCTTCATCCTCAATAACCAAAAACGGCTGGATAGCAGACCATGACATTCTCGTCAAATTGGTGCCCGCAAGCTCGCCGAAACCTTTTGGGATATTGACGTTCACGTAGGTCACCAAGTAGGCATCGGAATTCAACGAGGTCGAGGTGTCAGGAAAGTCTGCAATTTCAATCGCCTCATTAGCAATCAGACCGTTGTTCAGGGCAGAGTCGATGTATTGGCGCCACACCCCATCCGATGAACGTATCATAAGTGACGCATTATCGTGGTAGGTCTTTGCTGCATGAATATCCCCCCCATCATCGTTGTTCCACCATGCCGTGCTGGTGAAGTCAGTCGAAACTCCCCAATCAAGATCCTGACTGATCCCCTGTGCGCTGGAATCATTCGGATCTGAGGGATACTTTTTCGCTGGACCCGAAGCCATGGTGAGAGAGCGAACCTCTAGCTGGGTGTCGGGCAGAAAACTCTGATTGGTGACATCCGATGCATTGGAAGCCATCCCCGGCTGGAAGTAGTTGTATGTCCCATCAGAAGCAATCTCACGATCAAAAACATTGACAAAATATTCGGCATTGCTGATGTAAAGCCAATTAGAATCCCGGTTGATGACGTTCAGGAAGTAATTGGTTCCGCCGCTATCAGTCTTTGAATCACTGAGCAACGAAAGACCCTTGTAGGTCTCCAGAATCTGGCCCGGAGTTCCGGTGATATCGCCATCTTGGTCAAAGATGCAGACATGAATCTCATCGTTCACATTTGCGCCTATACCGCTTTCGGCCCAAGAGGTTGTTCCGGGGGCGGAAAACAGTCCATTCAATGGAGCCGATGTCACTTGCGGGTTTCCCGCGACCTCATATGTTACACCGAGGCTGTTCCCCAATGTGCCGGGGAATTTCGCTGCAAAATCGAAGCCTTGTGCGGTCGAAACCGGGGTGCCATCACCACCCGAAGAGGGTCTCACCACCGAAGTTGGGAGGGAGAGCGCATCAAAAGCGTCATCGTTCTCGATATATGCACCCACCTGAGTGTCATCGGCAGAGAAATTGAAAATGTAGTCGCTTCGGCTTTGGTCCAAAAATCCATCACCATCAGAGTCAAACTGATCGGTGGCAGTCGAATCCTGCCGAGACCGCAGTCCTGCCGCATTACGTGCGCCAAGAGCGAGGTTTTCAGGGGTTGATGCCCGTGTAGACCGCACCACCTGCAAAGCATTTCCATACTTCAGGAATGACGCCGCCTCCAGATATGATAGTTCGTTGCTGACTGTGGGTGGACCAAAAACATCAACCAGCTCGTTCTCTGAAGAGATCAGAGTTGGTTTGTTTACTGGTCCCCATGTGAAATCTCCGACATATCCACCAATTGATGTGGATACTGCGGGAATGACATTGGAGAGATCGATCTCGTTGACATCGACCCCCGCTGATACTTGAAATCCCATAATTGTGTGTCTTTCTCGTTAGTTAATGATAAGTGTTTGCAACATTACAAGGAGTGCTCATGACATCTATTTATACAAATCGTTTTTTCAAAGCGCATCCCATTCCTGCCGTTGCTGCACCAGTTCAGCATAGCCATCCAATACCGGGTCACTTGTGGGGAAAAAACCGGCTGGTATCAGGTCATTTTCAATTTCCTTAGATCTCTCGGCATACAGCATATTTTTGAAATCCAAATCCGCATCAAAAAAATCACCAAATGCCTCGCTCGAAGCAAACCATGAGAAAATGACCAGCGTCATCACCATATCATCGTGATTTCCCTCTGTGGCTTCATATGAGGACCCCTTTTCAGAAAAACATGTCAACTCTATGATGGTTTCGGCGTCATATACCTCAAGTTTCCCCATTTCAATGAGATCTTTGAGGTTGCTGCACCCGATCCTTTTCGTCTTCTTGTTCATCCCCAAGCCGACCCCACCACGCCTGACTGAGGACTCCACGAAGGTATTTTCATATTCATGATCATAGTAGACCCCATTACAGACCACCTGACCCACATCATTGTTCTCGATCACAAGCAACGCCTCATTGTAGAGCATGGCGACTTGGACAACGATATCCGGGAAAAGAAGTGGGGATATCATGTTGTTCCGAAGCGTACAGACTTGCCGGAACGGTCTCGTTGTGACATCAATCACCGAAAATGCAGAGTAGTCTTGACCTCGTCCCTGACCCGTATCCACAGCCATTATGTATTGGTGTCCTTCCTGTGGCTTCTCATAGAAACGCAGTCCCACATCAGAATTGTATTCCACTGGGTCGCGAGATGCGAGCGCGATAAGTTTATCTGCGGCGATTAGAGTCCCTGAAAGCCCGAGTGCAGTGTTGCCGAACTCTTGGTTAAACTGAAGCTGCGAGGTGTTTGCAATAGTCTCCCTCTTCCACTCCTCATCTCGCCCCGGAACATCCCACCAATCCACCCGAAACGGCTTAAACCCATTGCTTCCATGTATTGCGC